GGGTGTGGTCCTGCTCGATGTGAACTGGGACATCAACACAGCCTCTGCCACCATCGATCCGGGTGATCCTCTATGACGACGTTCACCGCATTGGCGGTGGATGGCACCCCTCCGTATACGTACGACATCACCATGAGCCCTCCGGTGGGCGCTACTGGCATCGCGCTGGTGATCTCTGGAGCGGACAACGAGATCGCCGACCTCGACTCCACGCTCGCAAAGCCCGGGTTGTCACAGGTAATCCAGATATCGGTGGTGGTCACAGACGACTTGGGCGATCAGTCCGAGGACAACGCGTTCTACACGGTCAACGTCAATCCCGTCGTGGCGTCGTGGGACGTAGCTCCTCTCTGGGCCATTGCCGACATGGAACAGGGCGCGACCAGCGCGACCAGCGCGACCCTCACTGTAGCGTCGGGTGGAACGGCCCCTTTCACCTATGAATTCACCGGGGCTCCGGCAGGCTGGTCGATCCAACAGGCGGGTGGCCCCACGGATAACAGCATCGAGATCATCGCTGACGGAACGGCGAACGGCGGACTGTACAACTTCACCATTACTGGGAACGTAATTGACGCCAACGGGTGGCCAACGCAGTTCGCAGTCGATGCCCAAGTCACCGTGCTGGGAATGAGAGATTGGATCTATTCGCCGCTGGATATCACCGCGCTTACGGACGAGGAAACAATCACCAGCACGGATCCATCTACGTTAGGTGGCGGAACTGGTGGAGTTGCGCCCTACACCTTCTCGCACGGGTTCTTCAGCGCCCCTGCTGCAGGCCTGAGCCTGTCAATTTCGGGTGCCAGCGGGGAATTTGTTGAGGTAGATGTGTCCCTTCTTGCGCCTATAGGCTCACATGCAGGGACGATTCGAGGCATTGTTGAGGACGCTGAGGGCAACACCTTTACCACTTTCCTCAATTATAGCGTGGAAGTCACCGCAGTGGCGCAACTGGTGGCAACGAGCGGGGTTCAGTGGGATTCCGTCAGCACGCAGAAATCGATCTCGACAGATACGTCGATGTCTGTCACGCATCTGGCATCGTCCCACACGCCTTTCGCCGGATCGTTCCACGTACTCCAACTTACGCTGGCCGGGTTTGGCCGGACACTTGCTGCTCACATTGATGACATCACACTCGATGGCAATTCGTTGGAAGGTGGCAATGAGTTCGCCGACTACTTCATCTACACCAAGGCCTGCAACTTCGGTGCGCCCTCGATGACCACATTCCTGTTCTTTGTGCGGGACATCGATCCGGCATTCGGTGGTGACCCCAAAGGGCCGTGGACGTGGGTGATCACCTTCAAGGGTGGCTTCAACGGTACGGCGGTTTGCCGCGTAACCACCGGCTCGTATATGCCGGAAAACGGCATTGCATCGGACGTGCCGACTGGCGTTTTCATCACGGGCTCTGGCGTCCCGACCAAGATGCTGTTGTTCGACATAGCTCCTCACCCGGATCAGTTCTACATTCCGCTCAGTGGTGACAGCATAGTGGGCGGCAATCTCCTTGCGGGCCACGCGATTCACATGCAGGGAGCGGAGCAGATCATCTCGTCGAACTTCCCGAACATGCTCACCATGAGCGATCAGGGCTTTCAGGAGCCCAACGTAGGCTCTCTGAGGCCGGTCAACATTCTGGCTCGCCTGCTTAATGTCTACCGCAGCGGTCGTTCAGCAGATGCGGCGCTCGAACAGGGTGCGCCAACGCCGGGAGATAGCCTTGTCTATACGGGCGGATTGACGGATGTCAGCCAGTCGGGCGCATGGACAGCCACCATCATTCCGCCATTGCTGGTGGCAGACACTTCGTACACCCCGTTGATGCGGGTCCACAACCCGGAGCACTGGTGGCGCTTCCAGACCAGATCCACTCCTACAACGCAGGCCATTCCTGACGAAGGGAACCAAGGCGTCGATCTTGATGACAGCTTCAGCCCCAATGACGGGCCCAATGATTACAACACCGCAGGTCAGGATGCTGATTGGGAGGGGCTCTCCGGTGCGCTGAATATGGAGGACGGGACTAACAACTACCGCATAAGCGATACGATCACGACATCAAATGTGGGGACGGTTCTGTTCCTGTTCAGGCACCCCACAAACACCCCTCCGCCCAACGGCCAAGGGCTCGCGCCCATGTGGAATTACGGGAGGCAGGGCAACCCGGGAGAGTGCTTCCAGCTCAACTGCGAGGCTGCCGATGGCCTGAGTTGGAGGACGCTCAATAACACCTCGAATCTTGCGGCCAACAATTTCACCCGCACCTACGACATGACCGATCTGGACTTCGCCAGCGGGTTCCATTTGGCGGCGATGGTCAAGCACAACGACGTCCAACCGCCTGATCTCTTTATCGATGGCGGTCTGATCACCAGCTTCAGCGACGTAGAGGGGGCCAGCTCAGAGCCCGGCATGTGGTTCGACTCGTCCTTCAGCAGCCCCCAATTTTCCGTGGGTTCCGCCAGTCTTGAGGCCGCGCTGGGTTGGGATGGAACGATTGACGAGATCGTGATCTTCTTCACCAAGGAGATGAGCCAAGTGGAGCTTCAAGAGTTGTGCCTTGGCCTAGGACTGGCCATCAGAGGAGACGGATAGATGCCACTGAATACATACAACGACCTTCTGGCTGGCCTGCAGGCGTGGCTGGAGGACGATGACGCCGAGTTTCAGGGCAGCATCCCTGACGTTATCGATCTGGCGGAGAAGCGACTGGTTCGAGACCTCGGCCTGCAGCTGTTCCGGCGGGTGGACAGCACCACAACGATGACCGCTTCGGTGAACACCGCGACAAAACCAACCATCGCATCACCTGACCTGCTGATCACAACCAAGCAGATGTGGCTCACCGGGGGCGCGATCCCTGCCGGTGAGTTTCGGTTCCCTGCGCAGCGTGACGTGTCCTACTGCCGTTGGCATGCCTCGGGCTCAACCGACGCAGAGCCAGAGTTCTGGGCTGAGCTGGACGAGACCACGTGGTTCTTCTCGCCTGCTCCAGACGCGACCTACACCGTGAACATCAGTTATCTGTCCCGACCAGATCGTCTGACGGTCGCCAACCAAACCAACTGGCTGAGCGACAACGTCTACGACATCTTGTTCAAGGCAGGCCTTGCAGAGGCCGAGAAGTTCTTGAAGGCAGATGAGCGTGTCCTTGTGTGGGATAAAGACTACTTGGAGAACATGCCGCAGGTCCGTCGTGAGCTGTACCAGCAGTTCGGTAATCAATTCGATAGGCTCGGGGCGACGCCCCTGCCTGCTCAACCAAGGAGCCTGACAATCTAATGGTGGCATTTACTCAAAACTTACGTCTCACGCTGCAGGACACTGGCTCCAACGATGGGATCTGGGGCGATGTGGCCAACACGCAGGTGTTCCAATTCGCTGAGGATGCGATTGCTGGGATCATCAGCAAAGCGATGACCAACGGGGTCAACACGCTCAGTTCCATCACAGCGCAAACCGACGAGGCAAGGAAGGCCGTCGTGGTGCTCACCGGGCTCCTCACCACCGCTGCCAGCATCAACGCGCCCGGGGGTGCCGAGAAGCTTTACCTCGTTCACAACACCACGACCGGTGGCCAAGACGTCACGATCCAGATCAGCGGTGGCGGTGGTCTTGCCGTCCTGCTTCCACAGACAGGTGCTATCTGGGTCTACACGGACGGCACAGACTTCTTCGAGATTGCCGTATCCAATTCAGACACCGCGACACTGGCGACCAGCTCGCTGGACTCGGATGCCTTAGGTGGAGTGGCGGCAGCCAGCTATGCTCGGCTTGACATACAGCAAGGGTTCAGCCGCGCGCAGGACACAGGCCGAAGTCCCATCGTTCCCAGCGGGCCGAACCTCGACGTAAACGCCTCGCTGTCCAATTCGTTCTATGTGTCGATGACCGGGAACTTCAACCTGATCAACCCGACCAATGGTCGAGATGGTCAAGTCATTCGCTTCATCTTTGTCCAAGATGGCACGGGAGGTAGAACGCTGCAGTTCGGAAGCCAGTTCATCTTCCCCGGCGGGAACGTCCCCATACTCTCGACCGGGATCAACGCGATTGACTATGCCGGGTTCGAATTTCGACAGGCAGCCCCCGGTCCCTTCTGGATTGGCAACCTTGCAAAGGACTTTGGTAACTAACATGCCATGGAGTATCCCCACCTTCCTGATCACTGACAGGCCCCAGCTGTCGCTGACGATCAGTGTCGACAGAACGAACCTCGACGTCTGGGCAGAGCTGGGGTCTCCCACGCTGCCTGCTGACGTCGTGCTGCTCATCAACTCGAACGCGGACATCCGCACGATGACGATGGGCAACTTCCATCAAGACACGATCATCACGTTTACCCTGACTGCGAACGCTCGGATCATGGGCCGGGGCAGCAAGGGCGGGAACGGCGGCGAGACCATCCCCTATGGCAACAACGAGAACCAAGGTCAGGACGGCAACCCGGGCATTGCGGGCGATCCCGCGCTGACGATTCCTACGGCCATTACCGTCGACCTCGACATGGACCTCGGGTTCATCTACGGCGGCGGCGGTAGCGGTGGTGGCGGCGGCGGCACAGGCGGCACCGATGGCAACCCGAACCACAACGGTGGTGGCGGTGGCGGTGGGGCGCAGGGATGGGATACCAATGCTGGTGGCGCTGGCGGCTTTGAGTCGCCCTCTGTCAGGCCCGGTGATGCAGGCACGAACGGCAATCAGGCAGGCCCCGGCATAGGCGGCAACTCGGGTCGGCTGAATCAGGTCCCGTCTGAGCCCTTGCCCAACGGCAAAGGTGGCAATGGAGGCACGTGGGGTGTGGCGGGTGACGACGGCATTGACTGCTTCCAGTTCAACCCGGTCCCCGCTGGGTTCAACAATAACCCGGGCGGCGCAGGAGGCGCAGGAGGAGCGTCGATACAGGGCGTCACGGCCACGGTCAATTACGTAGGGGCCCTGACCGAAATACAGCTGGCGACCGATCCTGCAGCGCTGAGAGGCCCGAGGAACGTACTCTAATGCCACGGAACATTGTTGATCTTCCAATCGAGGCCGGGGTCTATACCGAAGAGACCGCGCGCGGCGCTATTGGTCGCTGGAAGAACAGCGACAAGATTCGGTTCCGCTATGGGCTGGCCGAGAAGATTGGCGGTTGGTCGAAGATTGCCGATGTTTTCATTGGCCTTGCTCGACGTCTCTGGGACTGGACCAGCTTGGACGGTCGGGTGTGGGTCTCGCTCGGCACAGAATCAAAACTCTATCTCTGGCAGAACGGGATCTACTCCGACATCACTCCGCTACGGCGAAGTCTGACGCTGGTCGATCCGTTCGATACCACGGTCAGCTCCGACAGGGTGGTTGTCACCGACGCGGGCCATGGGGCTCAGCCGGGCGACTACGTCCAGTTCGAGGGCGCGACTCCAGTGGGTGGGATCACTATCGATGGTGAGTACCGGATCATTGGGATCCTCGGCGTCGATACGTACGACATCCAAGATGATCAAACCGCCACCTCTTCGGCGACGGGCGGCGGTACCGTCCCTACCACATATGACATCTCTGTCGGCCTCACGAACACTTCTTTTGGCGTTGGCTGGGGAACGGGTACGTGGGGCATCGAGACGTGGGGTACTCCACGGACGCTGAGCCAAACCATCGAGACGCTCCGCACGTGGGCGCTCGATAACTGGGGTGAGGATCTCATCGCCAACCCGAGAGGTGGTGCCCTCTACTGGTGGGACCGTAGCGCAGGAGATGGCAACAGGGCCCTTGTGCTGGATGAGGCTCCACGAAACAACAACTACATGATTATCTCGCAGCAGGATCGACACCTGTTCTCTCTTGGATGCACCGACGCGTTCACTGATGGCTTTGATCCGCTGCTGATCCGCTGGTGCTCGAAGGAAGACTTCGGGGACTGGGTCCCCACCAGCACGAACACGGCGGGCGACCTGCGTCTGTTCCGTGGCTCACGCATCGTCACCGCTGTCCGTACGCGCGGACAGATTCTGGTCTTTACCGACGTCTCTGTGCATCAGATCAACTTCCTCGGCGGCTTTGCCGTGTACGGGGTCACGGTCGCTGGCGAGAACGTCACCATCCTCGGTCCGAACGCGGCCATCGAGGTGGACTACCGCGTGTTCTTCATGGCGGAAGGCGACTTCTACATCTACGACGGCGTGCTGCGGGTGCTGCCATCCGACGTGCGCAACCACGTGTACGAGAACCTGAACATCTTCCAGAAGGACAAGGTCTTCGCTGGGCTCAACCGAGAGTTCAACGAGATCTGGTTCTTCTATCCCGGCAAGGACGCCGACGTGTGGATCGAATCCGACTTCACGGCAGGCATACTGGGCAACGTCTACAAGCTCCAAACCGATGCGGGTGACAACTACACCGTGTCGTTCAACGCGAGCGGTTATATCCAGCT